CGTTTAACCCAGACCTTGATGTGTCAGTGGCGAGTGACCTTGGCCTAACTGATTCAAGTGCTTACTGGTTCTGGCAGGAGTACCCCGACCGTTACCAGATGATAGACTACTACGAGGCTGACGGTATTCACCTCCCCGACTACTTTAAGATGTTCCACGAGAAGGAAGAGGAGTACGGGTACAACTACAAGCAAATCCACTTACCACACGATGCTAGAGCTGGCACCCTAGCCTCCAAACGCAGCACCATAGAACAGTTCTTAGATGAGTTTGGCAGTGAGCTAATAGACATACAGCCGCGTTTGAAGAAGCAGCACGGAATAGACGCTTCACGGTGGGTGCTGCCGATGTGTACGTTCCACGAACCAAGCACCAAGGAAGGAATAGAGGCCCTAAGAGCTTACCGCCGGACCTACAACGAGAAGACACAGCAGTTTAGCAACGAAGCGCTCCATGATTGGAGCAGCAACGGAGCTGATGCTTACAGGGGGTTTGCTCTTGTTAGTAAACAGGGTAAAATGCCGCAAACAGAGGACGAAGATAACCTTAGTCATTACGACAAGATTAGGAAGCAGAACCACAAGTTAAGTCTTGACACGTTGTTTAAGGAACATGAAGACGAGATACGCAGCCTGACAAGGCGGAGAAAAATAGCATGAGCATAGACCAACACACCGCGATAGAAAGGGAAGAGGATTTTGACAAGGACGCGGAGGGGTGGCACTTACGCTGGGAAGCTGAGATAAACGCAGCTAGAAAAGCCCACGAGAAATTTCGTATTCAAGGTGTGAAGGTCGTCAACAAGTATCTAAACGACAACGACGACAACTCAGACATCATAACGAACTTCAACCTCAACCTGTTTCACAGCAATACTAAAACCATTCGCTCCCTGCTGTTTGGTAGACTTCCAGTAATAGACGTTTCCCGTGAAGAGTCCGATCCAAATGACGACTTAGCTAGAGTCGCCGCTGAAATTACCGAACGCATCCTTAACAAGGACGTCAAACGGTACTCCCAGAGCTACCCCGCCGCTCTAAGGCATTGTTTAGACGACCGCCTACAGCCAGGACTCGGCCAAGTGTGGCTCAGGTATGAGTTTGACACTGAAGGGGAGGAGGAGGAGGAACGAATTACCGCTGAAAACGTGTGTGTGGACTATGTACCGTGGGATGACTTTGAATGGTCCCCCTGTAAGGTCTGGGGGGACAAAAGATGGGTTTCGCGGCGAGTTAGAATGACGCGGGACAGGCTAATTGAGCGGTTCGGCGAAAATAAGGGAAAGCGTATACCTTTAACTAAGCGCACTGGCGACTCAGTAGGTGATGAAGAGAACACAGATGACGCGGCGGTGGATGCGTGGCAACGTGCAGATGTTTGGGAGATATGGTCAGAAGAACACATGAAAGTCTTCTGGTACTGTAAAGGGTTTGGAGAGATTTTAGACATTAAAGATGACCCGTTAGAAATTGAAGGCTTCTACCCCTGCCCTCAGCCCATGACAGCCAACACCACGACCCGCGCTTTTGTTCCTAAGTCTGATTACATGATGGCGCAGGACCTGTACGTTGAAATTGACTCCCTAGAGCAGCGTATCTCATTACTGACTGATGCAGTTAGAGCCGTGGGTGTGTACGACAAGTCTGCGGGGGATATTGCCCGTATGTTTAAGGAGGGGCTTGAGAACGACCTTATACCAGTTGACTCCTATGCGGCCTTCGCCGAGAAGGGGGGTCTAAAAGGGCTTATAGAGTGGTTGCCCATAAATGATGTAGCTGATGTGATGCTGAAGCTCACGCAGCGAAGAGATGACCTGATTGCCCTGTTACAGCAGATAACAGGCATGAATGATGTCATGCGAGGTGGGGGGGCCACTAAGGGTGGCCCCGCCGTTTCCGCCACCGAGAATGCGTTGGAAGCTAAGTTCTCCTCTGTTAGGATGCAAGCCTTACAGGATGAGTTTGCCCTGTTTGCCACGAGCATCATGCAGATTAAGGCGGCAATCATTGCCAAGCACTTTCAACCCGAAACTATCATTAAACAGTCCAACATGCTGTTCAGCCCAGACGAGCAGTACCTTCAACCTGCTGTCCAGCTGATAAAGAACTACGAAGACCTAACGTGGCGCGTCAAGGTGCGTACTGAGTCTGTAGCTATGGTGGACTACGCTAGCTTGAAGGCGGAGCGCACAGAATACATTCAGGGTCTTGCAATCTTTATGCAGTCAGCCGTCCCCCTAATTGAAGCCGAGCCGTCAACTATGCCGTTCTTACTTGAGATGCTCAAGTGGGGTATGGCAGGGTTCAAAGGTAGTGACGAAATTGAAGGGGTACTTGACCAAGCTATTGATACTGTTAAGAAGGGGTTAGAGCAGAGGGCACAGCAGCCTGAGAAGCCAGACCCAGCAGCACAGAAGGAACAGATCAAGCAGCAAGGCGACCGTCAAAAGGAGCAAGCGCAGCTTCAACTGGTACAGACCAAGGCGCAAGCGGATATGATGGAGGCCGATCAGGCACACAAGCAAAGGCTGGAGGAGATAGAGCATGAAACTTCGCAAACACTGGTTGGCGAGGAAGCGCAGATGGAATTTAACATGGAAGAAGTCACCCACTCAACCGACGAAGCCATCCGCCTCAAAGAGGAAGAGGGTGAAATTCAGAAGGAGGTGATCAAAACCAAACCGGCGGGGAAGAGTGAGTGAATTTCCCCGAGCTGAAGTATTTTAGTTGGCAAGACTTTTTGTGTAAGTGTGGTAAAGAACACACGATACAGGAGTACCCTATGGAGTTTATAGGGTTTGTGGAGTGGGTTGATGCTGTACTACGACCTGCATGTACTTTTCCGTTTTACATCTCCAGTGGATGGAGGTGCCCCGAACACCCAATTGAAGCTAAGAAGTTAATGCCAGGACCGCATCAGATAGCGGCCCTTGATATTGTGTGTTCACACAAGAATGCGACTACCATACTGGGCTGTTCGTATCTATATAACGATATAACCGGCTGAGGTATATCACAGCGAGGAAACGTGGACAGAAGGTTTATACACATAGATCCTCTAGAAGCCACGGTGTACAGGCCTCGACCTCACGTATGGAGTTATTGATGGAACTTGATGAAGTGATGACCGCGCTAGGAGAACACGCTAAAGAAACATCTGTCTCCCTCGAAGGGATAAGGATAGCCACAGCTTTGAACACACAGTCTGTGGCCCAAATTGCTGAAACCATAAAGCCGATACCTGAAAGACTAGCTTCAGTTGAAACTGAAGTTTCTGGCCTTAAAAAGGAAAACGACGAACAGTGGGAGCAGATAACAGGCACGAAAGACAGTGTTCGTGATCTTGGTGTGAAAGTAGCTAAGATTCCAAACGTAAAAGCGTCGGTAGCCGCCAGTAAGACAAACGGGTCTTTTTTGAATTCAACAAACGGTAAGTACGTGATATGGGCTTGTATCCTTATCATTATTGGGTTGTTCAGCATTGCAGGGGTTAACATGACGGAGTTAGTCAAACCATGAGTATACTAGCTACAATCTTTGGTTCTGGTGACGTAATATCGAAAGGTTTACAACTGATTGATGATATGGTTGAGACTGATGCTGAAGCGCGGGAGTCTAAAACCAAAGCTAAGATTGATTTGATGACAGCGTATGCGCCGTTCAAAATTGCTCAGAGATACATAGCTTTGATGTTTACAGGCACGTTTCTAATTTGCTTTTTCATTGTTCTACTCACAACACTAGCAGGTGTTAGTAAAACGGATGATGTAGTTAAAGTTATGGAGACGTTTAACATTGGCTGGACTATGACAGCCATAGTGATATTCTATTTTGGAGGAGGCTTAGTAGAGTCGACTAAAAATGAAAAGAACTTGGCGACAGGATAAAGAAACAGGCAAGTTTATTGAGATAGCTCCCAGCAGGGATCGTCCAAAACGGGTGGAGATAATAAAGCCGTTTGAACCATTTATCTCCCCCGTCACGCGCCAACCTATTATGACTAGGGCTGCGCTTAGGGAACACAATCGTGTTCATAAAGTTACCAACTCATCAGATTACACAGAGTACTGGGCTAAAGAAGAGCGTAGAAGGGAACGGTTTCACAATGGGGAGTACAGTACGGCAGATCGTATAGAACTTAGAAATGATATAAACGATGCAATTCAACAGGCTAGTAGTTCAGGCTACGTGCCAGAATTCAAAAAACAGGAACACATACCGGAGTTAGACAATGGGTGAACAAGCAGAACCAGAACTAAGAGAAGCATTAGAAGCTGCATTTGATGAAGAAATAACTGACATGGGGGACGAAGCTCCAGCTGAGTTACTTCCGTTAGACGTAGGTGAGAAAGACCCAATAACAGGCGACGTGGAAGAAGTTGAGAAGCCCAAAGAAGAAGAAGAAGAAGAAGAAGAAGAGGTCCAGCAGCAAGAAGAAGTTAAGGCAGAGGAAGAGAGGGTTGAGTCAGAAGAGAAAGCCCCTGCTTCCTGGACACCAGAAGAACGAGAAGTCTGGAAAGATGTACCGCCTTCTTCACGCGCTGCAATTAAGCGCAGAGAAAGTGAGCACAGTGCTCTCATTAAGGCGACCGCAGAAAACAAAAAGGTGCTAGACCAGTTTTACGGCATTTCACAGAAGTTCGGCGCACAGTTAGCAGCAGAGGGGGCCACCCCCTTGTCTGCTTACAACGGTTTTATGGAAATGGCCGCCACGTTACAGTCAGGCAATCAGCAAGCTAAAGCCGCACTGATACATCGCTTTATGAAGACCTACAGTGTAGATATAGACATGGTGGATCAGTTGTTAGTTGGGGAAACCCCTGAGGGTGTGGAACAAGAACAAGCACCTTCTTGGGCGAAACCCCTGCTGCAAGACTACAGTAACAGGCAAACTCAGCAGCAGCAGTTCACCGTAAATAATAATCAGAACATAGCAAACGAGACTGAAACGTTCTTAAAAGACCAGGAGTTTGGTAACGACGTCAGGGGCGAAATGGCTACGCTGTTTAGAGTGGCTGGTGAAAAGAACCAACCCATGACCCTGCTTGATGCGTATGAACAGGCTTGCCAGATCAACAAGGGGGTTAGAGACACCTTAGCGGCTAGGGCTAACAAAGGCAGTATAGACAAGGCTAAGAGGGCCGCTAGTAGTGTTAGTGACACTCCACTAGGGGGCAACGGCATACTGGAGCAAACAGATGATGACGACCTTAGAGCCACTCTTAACAAAGCGTGGGACGCCGCTTCATAAATACTCTT